GACAGCGTGCAGGCTTGTTTTAGAGGACAAAAGGCGGCAGCTTATCACGAACTTATTCGGCAATTTCCTCAAACCCTCTTTATCGGAATTTCACAAATGAGTAAGGGAATGCCCAAGGGAGCTGTAGCGGAGGAGTTTTATTGGTTTTGCCAAAATAGAGTATTAGTGAAAGACTTCAAGGCCTATATTGATAAGACACGAACAGGGGGAAATGAGTTGGAACCCTACATCATCTCCGAAAGCAAAGCAGGGGAAAGAGAGTTAAAAATGATTAGATAATAAAATATGGGAACTATAGAGAAACAAAAGACATTTAGGCATTGCCTGCTGTACTACTTAGATTGCAGTTATAGGCAATATGAAGCACTCAGACATGCATATTTCCTTGCATGGTGCCAAAAAGTGAACGAGCAAAAACGAATAGTAAGGAGGTTAGAGGACCTAACAAATAATGACTATCTCAATAATTGGTATGATGATCAGTGGCACTACTTGGTAGAGTGTAGTATAGAGCGATATTATGGCAAGGCACTCAGAGAGGGCGTCTTTGATAAGGCAGATGTAGAGCTAATGATAATGCTCTCAGCAGAGGACATAAACCATATATATCCAAAAACTCTGTTACAATTTATAAGTAATTCACGAGCAAGTATATAAGTAATAGTATAGATAATAATAGTACAATGAAACAGCTATATACAGAAGTGCTAAGGCTTGACAACTTCTTACAAGCCTTATCAGAATCAGAGCGAACAATGATACACCAGTATCATGCGGGTTACAGAACAAGTGTACCAATAGTGGTACTGACCATTTACGAATGGATACGAGAAAACAACTGGGAATCTCCTTACATCAGATACGATCAGGACAGGGTGCTGATGTGGTACAACGAAGCCAAAAAGGGATGGGAACCGATAGAGACAAACAAATTATATAAGGCAAAAGTAGAACGATAATTTTTAAACAGATAAAAAATGAAAATTATTAAAGATTTAAGCGTAACAGTAACCTACACAGTAGGTATTGGGGATGTAGAAGTCCCCGATAAGGTTTTTGAGCAATTAGATAAAATGGCAAAATATGGAATTACTATTGGACTTGGCGACTCTGATGAGTATGAAGAAGTTTTTGGATGGCTAATAGACAACATAAGGGAAGATGATGCCACGGATTGGGAATATGAGGTAGAAATAGACGAATAATAACAATTAAAAAAGATAATAAAATGAGTGTAGATTTATCACAGATGAGTGCAGAGGACTTAAAGAAGTTACAAGAGCAACTCAAAGAGAAGCAAAGAGCAGAGAAATTAGCCAAACAACAGAGCAGACAGACACTTTTGGAGCTTGAAGCAGAATTGGTAGATGATAACATTGGGTTCTGCCTTTCGCAACGGGAGGATGTAGAGGATTTGGTAGCGAAACTCTTCCAAGAGGCGAAGACTATCATAGCTCTCCGTGCCGAGCTATACGGCACTCAGAAAGAGGAACAGGATTCGCATACCTTTACCAAAGCAGATGGGTCGGCGAGTATCCGTATAGGTTGGAATGTACGCCCCGCCTTTAATGGTACAGAGAGCGAAGGACTTAAGAAGATAAAAACCTATATGTCGTCCTTGGCGGGAGATACTGAAAAAGAAAAACTCCTATTGGAGTTCCTTAATACAGCATTAAGGACAGATGCACAAGGGAACCTAAACCCACGAGAGGTGCGCAAGTTAGGCACGCTAAGGCAAAAGGCTAACAGTGCCCTCTTTAATGAGGGTATGGAGATCATAGAGAACGCCATCGTAGATATACGTACGAGTATGTATATACGTGGGTATAAGTTGGTCAAATTTGAGAATGGTATAGAAAAAAGAGTAAACTTCAACTTCTCTATTGATTAGTGGTAAGCCACTGCGGACGATTATTAGATACCCTGACCTTAGCGTGTCGTTGGTATTAAGGGGACGCCCATAAGAGACCCCCTAAGGCAGGGTTTTAAATAACCTTTAAAAACAATTTAAAATGAAAGAAAAACCAACACATTACTATTGCTTTTTTGGCAATGGCACACAAACAAAAAATAAGTTACAAGCTGAATTTTCCGAATTTCTAAGAGGAATGGAAGGAGAATTATATCAAGCTGCCGATTTAGATAAAATAAAGCGATACATCATTGAAAAAGCCAAAGAGTTAAACAAAGAGTATCCCCAATGTAAGGCCTTAGATGTTTCTTTTGAACAATACTCGAAAAAGGATTGCATCCACTATCTATGCGGTATTGAGTTTAACGCATTTCGGCTAATACCTGCTTATTTTATTAAACTTAAAAATGATTTGAAATGATTAGCACACGACAACTAAAGATCCTACAAAGCTTTTTTGTAAAAAGGTTTAAGAATAGAGAAGGCCGTTTGGCGTTTCTCTCCTGCCTCGTATTAAGGGAGCTGAGTTCATTCAAGGAACTAACAGAAGACGAAGCTTTTAAAGTGTTAGACTGGCTGAAGTATGATTACAGTAAGGAAGCGCAATTTGATAGCCATAATACGCAACACCTTAGCCTACTGGCAAAATGCCACGAATTGGGCTGGGTACGAGAGGATAATCCTAAGATTCCAGACCTTCAACGATTGGGTAAGTTTATGTTAAGTAAGAGGTGCCCTGTACAAAAGCCCTTAAAAGAAATGACTACTAAGGAAGTCAGTAAGGTAATAGGAGCCTTGGAGAAGATAATCGAAAAACGATATCAATATGAGAAAAAGTGATAAACGACAAGTGACAACTGACAAATGTCCTCACAAGCACCAAGTATTACGCACGATAGGAGGGTATTGTACCGTAGAGATAACTGCTGTTTTTTGTTCCGATTGTGGAAAACAATTAACAATCCCCAAAGTAGAAACCTAATGAGATTAAGAGTGTGGTATGGGCTTCGTAAGCTCACAAAAAAAGCCGTAAAAAAGCCCGCTATTGTTATTGTCTATGAGAACTCTTGGTATTGGAAAAACGAGGATAGAATAAATCAAGCGATGAAAGTAATATATACTCGTTACCAAACAGAACAAGAGGCTTCCGATGCTCCTAATAGCAGATATACATACATCTACTATGAGTTATTTTTAGAAGATAAACACTTTAAAAAGTCTCCAGAACTCGCTATACAATACAACAGCTATTCGGACAGAAAGCAGGTTAGTGAAGAGGAAAGGGAGCTTATCGCAAGTAAGATAAGAGCAGAGATATACAAGTTCTACAATATTCAGGAGCCTGATAGCATACCTATCAATAGCTGGCAATTAATCATTAACCATTAATCATTAAAAAATGACCTATATAGTAACCATACGCAGTTGTGCCGTTGTGCTAAAGCTGACCTATAAAGGAGGAAAGTTCCAAAAGATGGAAGTCAAAAAAGGCACATTGGAGGGCGAGCGCCTCAAGCAAATAGGGCTATTGGTTCCTCCCTTGGAAAACCTTATAGAGGAATGGCAAGGGACTTGGGGTGATAGAGTTACCTACCGAGAGGAAGAGGCGAACCCGCCGAGCTTATACGCCCTATTCTTGGATGAGTGGTTTGCTTTCTATAACCGATTGTTCGGGTTTGCTCCCAAATTCACTGGGGCAGACGGCAATGCCCTCAAGCAGATTATCTCCTACCTTACGAGCAACTCAGCCGATGAGACAGAGGCCTTATCCACTTGGCAGTACCTACTCAGCAATTGGCAAAAGTTAGACGAGTTCCATCAAAGGAATACAGACTTGAAGTACATCAATTCCCAACTCAATAAAATATTACAAAATGCAAAACGAGGTAATAGTAGTAAGACCCAACGAATTAGCGACGATTTCAAACGAGAAGTTCTTAGAGGCCTATTCGCCGAATAACTGTCTTATGCGAAGTGTAACGCTCAAGGGAGTGAGCGATGCTGTTAGTCGTAAGACCGTAAGCTTAGTAGATATTAAAAAGAACAGAGGACAAGCATTTTTAAGGAGCTACATAGCCCTATGGCTGATAGAGCTTAATGAGCTTTTGAACCTTAAAAATCCCCTATCAGAGGCGCAAATAAAGTTATGTACCGAACAAATCATCACAGATTATTCTTTTTTGAAGCTCTCAGAACTCTCACTTATCTTCAAGAGGATTGTTTCGGGTGAGTTTGGCGAACTATATGAGCGTATCAGTATGCCTAAGCTGATGACTATATTCCGTAAGTATGAGCAAGAGCGCACAGAAGTTGTAATCAGTGAGAGCAGTCAAGATCATGAGAACTTCCGCTACCAAGAAAGCCGAACGGAAAGCTACAATGAAGAGATAGTAAGGTTATTAAAGCGAGATAAAAAACATTGACCCAAGCTAACAACGTCTGCTAAAATCCAATTTGGATAATAGCAGACGTTTTTTTAATTTTGCACAGAAAAAGTATTATTATGAAGACCTATACAATACAGCGAAAAGAACGACTAAAACAGCGTAATGAGTGCGTGCGAAAGCTCTTTGAGAGCCTTAGTGGTCGTCATCCCCAATGGAGGGCGGAAGCTATTATAGCAGAAGTAGCTGCGCAGATGTATCTTTCCCCTCGTACAGTGGAGGCGATAGTCTTCTATGAGGGAATCTATGCAGAAAAATAAAATAATTGAAAAAGTTTTGGTAGTTTAAAATAAAGTTGTACTTTTGTGCCATCGATTCTGCGGATTCGATATCACCAACGCCTATGTTAAGACTTTTCTTATCATAGGCGTTCGGGTTTATTGTAGAAATTCTATCTTCTCTAACTCTCCACTTTCTTTTAGTATCCATACCTCTTTTATCTGTTTTCCTTCCTTAATTCTAAACTTAATCAGCTTTTTAAGATGCTCTATTGTATAATTACCCTTTTCTATTATAATACAATCAGATTGTTTTAATCCCCTTGAAAGCATATTTGGTAAAGAGTTTTTAGCGTCTCTATGCCCCTCGTGCTCATAGAACTTATTCCCTACTTTAAAATCGGGACATTTACCCCAATAAGGAGTTCCTTGCAAATCGGCATAAAGTTGCTGATAGAGTTCGTTTCGCAGGGGTGAATTAAACCTTGGTAGTATGATTGTTTCTTTTCCTTGCTTAGCGAAAAAGTCGCAACATTTATATACACGCTCATAGTCCGACCCCTCCATATTTACAAGGTTAGAAATAGTAATCTTTCCTCCATTAGGGTATTCTTTTACCACCTTCTCAATATAGTTTTCTCCGAGCTTTTCCAATCGTTTTTCCACCTGCTTTTCTACTTCCTTAACGACTTTTTCGCTCATTCCTTTGGCGTATGGTATTATAGGAAATATCTCCCCCGAAAGAGCAGGGTTATTAGCAAAGGCTTCTTTTATGGGAACCTCTTCTGTATGTACTCCTTCTGTTACTGGAGTAGCAGTAGGCTCTACATAGCAACGACAGCCCCAATCATTAGGAGGTAGGTGTGTTTGCCAAAAAGAATGCTCCACAGGTAGCGTAAGCCCATCCCAGGCACGGTGTGTTTCACGAGTTCGCTCATCGTGTACCGCGTGATAAGTAAGGTTAGGGTATATGCGCTTATTGGCTATATACTCCTCGTACTTTTGTGCAGAGAGCGCATTAGCCACTGTTTGGTTGTACTCGGTTTGTAGCCAACGCTTGTTGTAAAGCGTGTCAAGCTTTTCGGCTTCCTTTTTAAACTCACTCCATGGGAGTACATGCCCATCCTTGGTAAGGGCTTGTTCTATCTGCCGCTTGAAGCTCGTTTCTTTGAAAGCCGAAAAAGTAGCTATGTTGTGCTTGAGGCTACTAACCAAATCGGGGTTTGCTTGTTCTATTTTGGAACTATAGCCTATTTCTACTGCTTTAGAGAGGTGCCTATAATAGTACCTCCATAACTTTTCCGATAGGGGTTCGCTAACACCTCTTTCTTGGAAAACCATACGAATATACTCCTCAATAAGCCTACTCAAGTCGTTGTCTTCCTTGCTGAGCTTTATAGGCTCGTGTTCGGAGCAACAATGGGTGTGATAGTGTAACTTGAGTAGGCTTAGGCTTTTTTTGACTCACCCTCACTACTTCCGCCAAAGGTAGAGGTAGGCATACTTTCTATTTCTACCCCATAAGTACGCTCTATATAGTCCTGGGTAAGGATATAGCCACGCCCTAAGAGTACGCCATCTATACTGATTTGCTTGTTAGGGTCTGTGGTTTTCTCTACTGCTATTTTGGCATTGTCGGGTATAGAGTAGCCAATAGCACGCATAGCGGGCAAAAGTTGGTTATTAAGAAAAGCCAACATCTTCTTTTCGTCGGCATAGACAACCTCCTCCAAAGTGTTCTCGTGTACCGTGCCTTGTGCCTTGCTACTGCCGTTTTCGGTAGTCATTGTTTGGTGAAGTACGAGTTTGGAGAGTTCTTTGTCTAAGGCTTCAATTTTGCGGTAAAACACTTGGAAAGCATCGGCTTTGCTGTTTTCCTTAATATCTACTTCAGTACCAATAGGAAAAACACCATACGAAGCTGAGCCCATTTCCTCCAACCACTGGGCAACTTCCTCTTTTACACTATCACTTTGTGAAGCAATTTTAGCAATACGTATAGGGATACCAAACAGTTCCTCGAACTCGTCCCACGAACCCCACGAATGGCGCTTGAGTATCGCATAAGGAGTCGCTTTTTCGAGTAACCCCGAATGCTTGTAGAATTGTGCTACTAATACTACCTCTTGCACATCTCGTAGGTCTATGCCAGTGGTAGCATCATAGTCCTTGAGCAGTACGTGCTTTTCGGGGATTACCAAGCCCCTATCAATAAGCTCTACGGCTTTGATTTCGCCCTTGGTTACTTCTTTGAGCCATATAGGAGAATGCCCGTGATAGATGCTTTGGTGAGCAAACTCGATCACGTCCTCAAACCATTGTTTATCCTTGATATACTCGGTTAGGGTATCGTCCTTAATCTCATCGACAGCGATAATGTAGTCCTTATTGGTAGTTCGTAGGGTACGGTTTTCAGTGATACCAGTAAGGTGTCCGTCGAGGAGTACATCTTGGTATACCTCCTCCAATGGGTAAGTACGTGGGTAGTCCACACTATAGCGGGCATAACGTGCCGAGTGCCAATGGTTGAGTTCGGTACGCCATAGCCTACGTTGTCTTTTGATGATATCCACCATTAGATTGGTTACCTGCTGAATGTTTTGGGTTGTATTTTTGCCCAAATGTACCTTCTTATTAAGTACATTACCACTAAGGGTGACACTCTTTTCTATACGTTGTTTATGGGATTGCTTTGCCATTATTTTAATTGATTGAATAAACGGTCTATTTCCTTTTTGACATTGTTGAATAAGGTTTTGGAGTCGCCTATAAATTGGCGTTTAGGCATACCTTTTAGGCCCTCGTTGTGTCTTAGAGCATACTCCTTATGGGTGTAGAAGGTAACCTGCATTTTCTCCATACGTGCCATAAATGAGTGTCGTAGCTTGTTGCCTCCTGAGTTGTATCCTGTAAGGATAGCACGTCCTTGGTTACGCTTACCAAAGGGAGTAAGGGTACCTTTTTTGCCTACCCTATCCGAACGGTAACGAGTAAGGTCTCGCCCTCGTGTATCGATAGTTTTGCGAGGTTGCCACTTCTGTAAGCCCTCATCATTAAACCCCTCATCTTGGAAGTTCTTTTGAATAAACTTGAGTCCCTCTGTTTTAAGCACAATAGGGATATCCTCTTTCACTAATTGTGCGAGGGCTTCAAGCTTTTTGCGGAGTTCTTGTAAATTGTTATTAGACATAATCACCAATGATTTTTATAGGTTTTTCGCCCTCCGAGCTTCATAAAAGGGGTGGGTGTATCAGGGTTGCCGTCGCCATCGGTGTCTCTTAGGCGCTTGGGTAGGGCGACTTCTATCTCGCCTTTGGCTATTTTTTCAAGCCACAGTATAGCCTCATCATAACGGAGCTTTGCCACTTGGTTGAGGGTTTTAGTTCTCCTTATATAGATCTCGTGGATAACAATATCCTTGAGGTACTTCAGTAGTATCTTGCTGCGCTCATCTCCCTCTTTGTCAAAGATAGCTTCGGTGTCGTAATACTTGTACAAGTAAGAAGCTATTAGGTCTATGCTTTCGGCAATGATTTCGGTTACTATCTGCTCGTCGCCTTGGGTGATAAGGTCTATTACCTCTTTAGTGGCTACGGTTTTGAGTTCTTCTTTGGTTAAATACACGTTACTAATGATTAGTTGTTAATGATTAATGGCTTGCGATTTGCAATCTTCTACCCGCATAGGGGTAGGGTGTTTGCCTATAAATGCGGGTGGAGAAAGTTATGCGATAGCTCATAATGCCGTCATCACTTAAGCGCAATTCTTCCTCTCGCACCTGCTGTACGGGTTTGAACTGCTCGCCTTGTAGGAATTGTATGGTATCGGTGATTTTGTCCAATATATCCAGTTCCATAAGTCCCTCTTCGGGGTCAGCAGTGCCTAAGTGTTGGTCTGTCCAGCCGTCTTTGCAATAGAAGTCTATATGAAACTCACACTCGCCTTCTTGCACGTGCTGTGTCATCGTCTCGTATGTGATAGGCATTACCTGAATGAGTGCAGCTGTCCATATTTCGGGATAGCCGTTTTCGGGGTTATCAAACTGACCACGTTGCAGGTCTATCAACTCAATACCTTCAATGGTAGCAAGGGCTTGTTTTACTTTTACAAATAGTTCTTTTCTTGGAGTCATCAGCATATAATTTTAGAGAATAATAAGGTTATACGTTACGTCTTTTGTGCTTAGCAATAAAAGGTCGCCCGCTTTGTAAAGGGTTTTCGGAATAGCCAAAATACTGTTGGGCAAGGGTAATGGCACGCTCTAAGGTATCGGGAGCGTCATCATGTGAAGTAGTGCCTTTTTCAAAGGAAAGCACCTGCTTAATAAAAGCGTTGTAGTCACGTTCTGAACGCTTGGGAAGACTCTCGTCCCAGTACAAGATTTTGCGAAAGAGCGCATTGGTAATACCCGCCGAAATACGGTTGTGCTTGTCTCCTTCTTGGTGCAAACCAATAGGGATATTAGGGCAAGCATTGTCCTCGGCACTCTGCATAATAATAGGGGTATAGACGGCTTTCTGTGCCATAGTAGCATCAAAGAAGCCCATAGTGTTATAGCCTTTTTTAAGGTACTTTTTCACCCACTGGGCACGTACTTCCATAGTTGCATTAAGTTCACACCTTTGACAGAAGACTTCCAACACGTACAGCTTAATACCTTTGATGCCAATGAGGACCCCCGCTTTATAGTCCCCCGTAGCGGTATAAGACAAATCCCAATGGTCAAGCAATCCGTCCCACGCCTCATTATTTGCTATTCGTACTAAGGCAATATCTTTCGCCTTAAAGAGCTTTCCCTCCTCAATAGGGTTGTTGAAATCTTCGCGCTGTGAGGTATAGTAGTCATCATTCATTAGGATACGAATAATATCCTCCTTTGTATCTCGTTCTTTCCATGAGGGTTCCCACTCCACATCCATATAGTTCTCGCGGGTGATATTTACAGTAGCAAGGTTTGTAACTGAATCGTGCAGATGTGGGCTATCTTTCCACTTGTCATAGAGGTAGTCCAATATGCCGTCTTTGACGATATAGTTGTTATTGATGATAAGCCTTCCTCGCTTGCGGTGAAAAGCCTTCACCAAGTCGCCCGTTATCTTCTTACCGTACTTTTCTATCATATCGGGGCGTTTGGCACGGTCTAAGTCTTCTATATCATCCAAAATAGCCAAGTCGGGTCGATACATACCAAAACGTAACCCTCTGAAAGGTTGGTTAAGTCCCAACGCCTTAAAGTGCTTGCCGTCTGTAGTCTGAAAGTCACCATCCGACCAATCCCCATAAGAAAGTTGCAAGCCAAAGTCTTTGATAAACTTCTGATTGTTCTCCAAGTGTGCTTGCAAGTCGGATAGTAGTATTTTAGCCAAGCCCTCGTTAGCCCCTATAAGGATAGGAAAGAAAGTAAGGTTATTCTGTTTGAGGTGACAAATATTGCCTACATTGGATTGTATGGACTTACCTGCTCCCCTAAATTTCTTTCTGAATTGGCGTATAAACGGGTCCTTGTACAAACGAATATAGTCGTCAATATGAAATTTAGGTGTCTTTGCATCACCCAAGGGTAAACCACTGTCAAGCCCGAAATAGTAATCGAAAAACTCACCATAATTTTCGGGTTTTAAAAGTCGCTTGATACGTGCTTCCTGTTCATCTGCTGTTTCCTTTTGGATAGCCTCATAGGTAAGCTCTCGTATCATTTTGGATTTGGCAAAGTAGCGTTCTTTGGCTTCTTTGAGTTCTGTTTTAGTCATCTCCTCGCTGTAATAATTCGGTTATATACATATCAAAGTAAGGGCGTATCTCTTTGATCGTGTTCATATAGGCTTCACGCTTTTTGCCCGTGCTTTGCCCTGCTTTCTCTAAGATAAAATTAGAGAAGCCGTCAAGGCTCTCCATAGTATATACTGCTATTTTATTATGGTCAGTAATGCGGTCAAAGGCGGCAACGATTTTAGTAATATCGTCCGCCTTATAGGGCAAGGGTTCACCCCGTTCAATGGCTTGTGCACATTTGAGGGTGAGTTTGCGAATATTAGAAGGCTTGAGCGTTTGCAGTTCTTTCTCATCGTCCCATTTGCCCTCCTCTCTCCACTTGCCAAGTGTCTTAATGCCTATGCCTATCATTTCCGATATATTGGCAATGCTAAAGCCCTTAGTAAAAAGTTCTTTGCCTTGCGACCTCTTATAGTCTGCCTCTACAGCTGTCAATCGTGCCATATCTATTGTAGTAATTCATTTATCTTGTTATTAATCTCATCAAACTTCGCCACATTGTTAGGGGCGAAGTTACCTGGCCCTGAAGGGGTTTGTATGATAGCTGTTTTAAGCTCATTTAAAAGCTCGTTTAAAAGGCTTTTAAAATCTACTTCCCCGCGCTGCAGATGTACCCCCGCTTTGTCTATGGTAAGCTGAGTGTCTTCTATTCGCAAGCTAACGCTCTCAATCTCACTATAAGCTACCACATAATAGCGGTTTTCGTCCTCTCCAATGGAAGCAATCAGTACACTACTTCCTACCTTTGGAAAAAGGTAAAACCGCTCGGCATTATCGTTAATCACCGAAGCTAAACGCACAGTATATTGTAGCTCATCGTCTTTCACCTCACACGTGCCTTGCGCTTTGTCTACTGATACTACTTCTACGGCTATGGTAGGGGTTTTGCGTTTGCCTAACTTACGAAGCCCCTCGGCTAATTCTCTATCTATACTCATAATCTTGCTCCTATGGTTATTTGTCGGCGTGCCCCATTGCGACCAAAGGTAGTTTCTACCTTCTTAATGAAGTAGCGTTCGTCTATCTCTTTCAGTTCTTTATCAATAATATGTGCCTGCATACCACGTGTAGCAAAAGGGACTAAGAAGCTCGTTATAGAGCCGTCAAAGCCGTCATACTTTAGTTTTTCCATTTCTGCCCGTGCCATAGCCCGTAATTTAGCCTCATCACTTACCACAGAGGTGTGAAATGTTCTCAACTCACCATCGGGATCACCCTCCTCTACAGTTTTCTTTTTGTTGTTCTTATCTATGTAGGTATATCGTATTTTTAGCTTACGTTCGTCTTTGGTACGATATTCCAAGTCGTTCGCCACAATGTTATAATTGAGGTCATAGCGTGCTGTTTGCCCTATATTAGTAAGCTCCGAAAGCCCTGCATATAGCTTGTCCTCATCATTAATAAAGATACTTAGCCTAAATTCCTCTTTGAGTTTATCCAATACCTGCGTACCATTGGCATTACGAATGAGCCATTGGTCTAACTGCATTTGTGGTATATTATCAGCCAAGGCAATAGGTGTATCTTTCACTACCTCCTGCAATACTTCTTTAAGGCTTGTCTTTTGCCACGATTTATTTATATTTTTTCGTCTAAGCAAATACATAGCGTCTTCACACTCTATACTTACGGGAATGCTTGGCTTGACCTTCTTTACATAGCCTTCAAACTCTACTCCGCTATATACACCCTCGTATGCAAGGGTAACGCTCACTTTATCGCCTGCTTTGATAGCTTTTTCCGTGTAGAGCCTATCACCTCCTTTAGCTACTTTAAAGTGGGTAGGGAGTTCTATAGTACAGGTGTCGGCAAGTTCATCTACCGATTTGGTGATCTTCACGCTATGTACTGCCTTAAAGGTATAGTCTCCTATCTTTATAATTGCCTGTAATACAAACATTAATACAAGTGGTTTAATTGTGTTCTCTTTTCATCTAATTCGGCATAGAAGTCCATATCTGACACTGCTTTGATGGTGTACTTCTGTATGCCCTCCTTGCCCTCCATAGCCTCAAAACTAATATCTTTTAGCACGATGTTACGAATATCAAAAAGGGTAAAGAGTTTGTTACCTATGACCTCCAGACTTTCGTTCTTTTCAAACAAGCGGTTAAGACTTTGCACTTGTGCAGTAGGGTACAAGTCGGGGTTGTTTGGGTCTATGCAAAGCCCCTTAATGGTAATCTGCCAGTCTTCAGTAGCGATGTACTCCTTTACCTTACCTCTGCGGTGTTTGCCTACTGTCGCCGTCTCTACAATAGTTTTAGTGAGTGAAAAGCTCACCAAAGGTTCGTTAGGGAAAAGTGTTTGTACGCCTGCTTTATCGGCAACTTTAAAGGTCATAAAGTATTGGCTACCATTGCTACGCGCTTCACTAATATTCGAGAGGCTTGGTAGTACATATTTTGTTTTGTTATTAGCCCACCACGAGGGGAAGGCTGGACCTACATAGTCTAAAAATGCTCGTGCAGTGAGTTCTTTGAGGTCAAATTCCATTATACTTCTTTGTTTTTTCGTTGCAAAGTTCGTGGGATTAAGGGAGGTGACGAAATTCTTATACAAGCCTTGTACAAAATCTGTACAATGGTTGTACAGAATTAGTACAAGGTTTGTACGCCGATTTTCCCCGCCGTAAAACCTGCAATACCTTTGCACCCGAATTGAGAAATTAACCCAAAAATAGGAAGCCAATGAAGCACCAATTTATCATCAATACCGAGAATGTTAATAGCTATGGATACCGTATCCTTACGGAAGGTATTGACTACCAACAATACATGCGCAACCCCGTGGTACTCTTTATGCACGAGCGAGATGGATATGGCAACAAGGGTAGTGAAGTCATTGGACGTTGTACCAAACTATACAAGGAGGGAACTACTCTTATAGCGGAAGTAGAGTTTGATGAGCAAGATGAATTTGCTAAGAAGATAGCTGGCAAAGTGGAGCGTGGCTATATACGTATGGCTTCAATGTTTGCCGAAATCAAAGAAGTATCTGCTGAACCACAACACCTTTTAGAAGGGCAAATCTATGAAACTGTAACCGCTTGTAAGCTTGTGGAAATCTCCATCGTTGATATAGGGGGCAACGACAATGCCCTCAAACTATCCAAAGACGGCAAGCCCTTTCAGCTTAAAAAAATAGTAACACATAATACAAATAATATGGATATTAAAGTGATAGCCCTTGCCTTGGGTATGGGCGACAATGTAAAAGAAGAGGCAGTACTTAGTGCCTTACATAACCTCAAAACAGCTAAAGAAAAAGCAGATGCCGAAATAGTAGCTTTGAAAAAGACTATTAACGAAACTCGCACTGCCGAAGCTACAACCTTGGTAGACAAAGCTGTACAATTAGGGCTTATCCCAGAAGCTCTTAAAGAAAGTCAGCTAAAGCAGTTTGAAGCCGATTTTGAAGGACAAAAAGCCGTACTCTCTAAGCTCGTAGCCGACAAAGAAGCCGAGAACGCACAACAAGGAAAGACTAACACTGTACGTGAGGTAGTTTTAGGAGCAGGAGCAAAACCAAGAGCCACTACCGATGAGAGTTTTGACTACTTGCAAAAGCACAATCCTGCAAAGCTCCGCCAGCTTAGGGACGAACAGCCCGAAGAGTATGCCCGCTTAGCCAAAGAGTATGCTAAGGGTGTACGCTACACCAAATAGTAATTTAATAACCCTTTAAAAACAAATTAAAAAGTATGAGATTATCATTAAAAGCATTATTTATTAATGCATTATTGGCACTTATTGCCTCAATCTTTATTGCGCCAATCGTAGGCGCTTCAGTACCCATAGTAGCAACAACTATTGTAGCAACTTCTACTATAGCTCAATATGTTGCCCCCTCCATTTTCAAAGGAGTAGCTATGGCAGGGCTACAGACGGAAGTATGGGTAGCAGGGATAAAAGAAAACCCTATTCCAGATAATTCGTTTGTCTTTCAAAGTGTAGACTTGTCGCAATATGTAGAGCATAACAAGTTACACCTTGCCGAAGCAGGAGTGGAACCTGCGGTACACGAAGACTATTTTGCTACAGTTAATAACCCCCTACCTATTACTGATATTGCCGATATAGGCAATGAAGTAGTACTACATACCTATTCCACTGAGCAAACACGCCACAGAGATTTACAAGAGATTGAACTTTCCTATGACAGACGCTCTAGCGTAATAAAACGCCACCGTATTTCTTTAGCTAAGAATATGGGCAAACGTGCTGCTTACGCTTGGGCACCCAAACAAGACGACGCTTGGAATAAGGTATTGAACCTTTCAAGCTCTGACTCTGTTATTGACGCTATCATAGACCTCAAACAGTTTATGGAGGAGAATGATATCCTTGAAGGGGTTAATATATGCTTCACTCCTGGACACTTTGCCCGTATTCGTAAAGAGGACAAACGTCTTTATAAGGACATCCTTAACGAAAAACAGATGTATGGTATTAAGGTATTTCAATACAGCCAAAACCCTCTTTACACTTCTGCGGGTGTTAAAAAACCGTTTGGTGCAACCAAAGATAACACTGACAAGCGTGCTTCCTTTATGTGGGTGACAGACGAGGTGTTTCGCTGCTTTGGTGATGTAGAGATGTATGCTACCCTACGTGATTCAGGACTACAAGCTGATACTCTTTCTTTTGCACAGCGTGCCTTAGTAGGGGTAATTCGTGCTAGAACACCTAAATACTTAGGAGCTATATTGTAGGAATATAGTAGGGTGAGAGGACGAGTTCAATGGTATCCACACCTCACCCTACTCCTATTTAACTTTAAAATAAATTCAAAATGACATTAGAAGGAATAGCAAAAAAATATTTCAAGGAGAACAAAGAGACAAAAGAGCTCTTTGCTACTTCCGATAACTTTCTATTTTTACTAAAGAAAGATGCACAGAATCACGCACAAACCTTAGAGGATAGCACTGTAAAGCGCTATAATTCTTCCGAATTATTGGACGAATCAGATGATTCAGAAGAAGCCAATCAAGGAGACCCAACTGATATTTTACAATTAAGTAAAAATAGATTGGAAAAAGCTATCGACTCCATAGAGGATATAGGGCTATTAGAAGCTCTTATCTTACAAGAAGAAAACGAACAAAACCGATCTGAAGTACTATCCCTCCTTGCGGGTAGAATAGAAATCATTAAAAATCAAGCATAATGGCATTACCTAAAGTATTATTTAATATCGCCAAAGACGGATTAGGCAGGACAACGGCTATACAAAAGACTACTGGGCTCATCACAACAGGAGTTACGGTGAGTGGCAAAGTAGAGTTGGGCAAGTCGTATCAAGTCTTCTCACTCAAAGAAGCTGTAGTTCTTGGAATATCAGAGACTGAAAATGCCTTTGCCTACAAACACGTGAGGGCATTCTATAACCAAGCTCCAACGGGTACTCCTTTATGGGTAATGCTCGTATCGGATGCCACTACTATGACGGCAATGCTTGACAAAGATGGTGTCTTTGCTCCAACTCTCATAGCTGATGCCAGAGGAGCTATCCGTGTACTCGGTGTGGTGAGAAAAGCAACAGGTAGTGAAACCATTACTGCGGGGTTAGATGCTGATGTACAAACAGCTGTAGTGAAAGGGCAAGCCCTTGCAGAGCACTTTGAAAAGAAATATATGCCCTTTAGGGTAGTGGTGTCGGGCAATCGTTGGAATGGACAAGTAGCTGACCTTACTAACTTTTCCGAAAGCGAACTCAACAAAGTAGCTTGCTTTATCGCCAATGACGACAGAGAGAAAGATGCTGCTATAGGGCTTTTTTTAGGTAAAATCACAAAAATACCCGTACAGCGCAAAATTCACCGTGTGAAAGACGGCAATGTATTGCCCTTAGTAGCTTACTTTACCGACGGCGCTACTATTGACAGCAAGGCAGACCAGTGGGACGCAATAGACGATAAAGGATATATCTTTTTCCGCACTTTCGTAGGTCGCTCTGGTTATTATTTTTCGGGCGATAATACCCTTACCAAGCCTACTGATGACTTTAAGAGCCTTAGCAATGGGCTTGTAATGGACAAAGCAATGCTCCTAAGTTATGGGGTATTGGTAGAGGAACTCAGCGATGAGGTATTACTATCTAAGGACGGCAGTATTCACCCTGCTATTATCAAGAGTTGGCAAACCAAACTTGAAAGTACTCTACAAAGCCAAATGGTATCGCAGGGCGAACTTTCGGCAGTAAAAATTGATATAGACCCCACACAACGTGTGTTACAAACAGGTAAAGTGGTGATAGGCATCAAACTATTACCTGTGGGCTATGCTGACTTTATAGAGGTAAATATTGGCTTTACTACAACAATTACCTCCTAAGGTAATTAATCATTAATAATTAATCATTAGAAAAAATGGCAACATTCGATAGCAAACAATATTCGTGGTGTGACATCTCTATCGCTTTTGGGGGGCGTATCCTTATAGGAGTTACAGAGGTGGAATATACCGAAAAGCGTGAGAAATCCTTGCTTTATGGTAGAGGTTGCAAACCTCACGGAGTAGCGGCAGGAAACCGTAGTTATGAGGGTAAAATGAGCCTTTGGCAGAGTGAGCTTGAGGCAATGACCCGCGATGCTCCCAGTAAAGATTTACTAGGGCTTAGCTTTGACCTTGTCGTTTCTTATGTTCCTTTAGATGGTGGACAGATAGTAACCGACATTCTAAGGCATGTGGAGTTTACCGAGGTGAAAAAAGGAATGAAGCAAGGCGATAAGAATATGATTGTAGAGTTACCTATTATCTTCATCGATGTAGATCGTCAGTCATAATAGGTAGCACCCACAGGCAATTAAACAATTTTTAAAATCTATTTAAATGATAACTAAAGAACAAATCCAAGAATGGAAAAAGCAATACAAAGACATCTTTGTAATTAGTGTAGCAGACAAAAAGGTATACTTGCGTACCCCCGACCGTAAAACCCTTAGCTATGCCTCGACCTTGGCTACCAAGGATCCGCTAAGGTTTAATGAGGTTATACTTGAGAACTGTTGGTTGGGTGGCGATGAAGAGATAAAAACAAACGATGAGTTGTTCCTCGCCGTAAGTAGCAAACTACCCGACCTTATACAGATCAAAGAGGCTACTTTGGAAAAGCTCTAAGTGATGCGGAAATAGACGAGGGACGGGATTGGCTTCGTATCACCAACGCCTCACTGCGTTATTATATGCACATTGCCAATCCCGACGACCTCTCCGATACCCAGTGGGCTATGCGAGTAAAAGAGCTTGAATGGCTTAGGCAAAAGGAGAAGGAACAATATAGGTAGTATAGGTAGTTTGTTGTTGCCTTTGTCTTTCACGCTCTCTTGCTTGTTCGGCTCCTTTGGAGAGCATAAGGGCAAGTATTGCTATAAGGAAAAAGGAAATTGTACTGGCAATAGCTGTAGTGGTGTATCTCCTCTTAGTAGAAGGGTCTTTCTCAGTAAAAGACCTATAAGTAGCATAGAAGGGCACACAGAAAAGGGCAGCGCCATAGAAAAATCCTGCACCAATAAGTAATAGTAAGCCTATAGAGGCAAGTAGGTTAAAGAAAAATAATAAGACTCTCATCGTGGCAAATATTTTAGAATATACATTAACTCTTAAAGATTTAGTCAGTGCAAAGTTACAAAAAATTGGCGTAACTAACGACACTATGCTGGATAAATTTGGCGAGCTACAGGCAACACAAGCAAAAGTGACCAAAGGCTTTGCCCAGATGGGGACTTCAGTACATACTTTGCAACAGAAAATTGCCTTACTCAAAGCCGAAAGAGACTTATTGCCCGTAGAAAACTTGGCTGTTATTCGCAAGTACAACAGCGAGATAAACAAGTTAGAGCGTAGTATTACCAAATTGCAAACCCTCAATGGTAGTAAAATAAAGACGTGGTTTTCCGAAGCCCTAAACAGCCTGCCTGGAATAGCTACTAACCCTCTTATATTGGTGGGAGCTGCAATAGGGGGAAGTATCAAAAAGGGGATGGAGGCAGACCTACAACAAGCCAATATCACTACTTTGCTTCGTGGCGATGTAGAAAAAGCTAAAGCCTTATATGCTCAACTCTCGGATTATGGGGTAAAAACACCCTATGACAAGGCGGGGCTTATTGAAGCACAGAAGACAATGATGTCCTTCGGACTTTCCTCAGAGTTTGCTTTTGGTAAGCTCAAAAACATAGGTGATATTGCTATGGGTGATGCGCAGAAAATGCAAAGTCTATCACTTGCTTTTGCACAAGCTACCTCAGCGGGCAAGCTACAAGGGCAGGACTTGATGCAGATGATTAACGCAGGCTTCAACCCCTTGCAGGTGATAAGTGAACGTACGGGTGAGAGTATGGCACAGCTCAAGGAGCGAATGAGCAAAGGAGGTATTTCAGCACAAGAACTCGCACAAGCCTTTGAATGGGCAACCGATAAACAAGGGTTATTCTACCAAGGTGCAGAAAAGGCGGGACAAACCCTTAGCGGTAAGTTCAACAAGATGATGGATTCTATCACCGAGCTTGCTCTAAAAGTATACGAAGCTATTAGCCCTATGCTTGGCCCTTTGGTAGACTTTATGTCCGCCGTCTTTGAGAGTATAGGGGGAGGTATAGGTTGGCTTATTCAGAAGTTTCAAGAAGGGAATCCCGTTATATGGGGTATTGCAGGAGCTATAGGCATATTCACCACAGCATTGATACTACACAATACCTATACAGCTATTGCTACAGCCTGGCAAAATAGGCTTACCTGGGCAGTCATTAAGACGAATCTTGCTTTCTTAGCTAACCCTATTACATGGATAATTGCAGGTATTATTACCCTTATAGCCATAATTGCCTATTGCATTGTAGGGGTAAGTGGATGGGGTAAGGCGTGGGAATATACCGTGCAAGGTATGAAATACAGTTGGGAAGCTTTTATCCTTACTTATCAGGCTCATTGGAACACTGCTGTCAATGCTTTTATGGCGGGAGTAGATGCTTGTAAACTTGCTTGGTATAAGTTTAAAGAAGCCGTTGGCTTAGGCGATAGTTCCGAAAACCAAGCAATGATTAGTAAGATACAAAACGACTTGCAGGAGCGTGCCAAATCGGTAACGGAGGGCTACAAAAAAGCAGGCGAAGCAGAGGCTAAAGCTAAGGAAGCACTTGGCAAAGCGTGGGACTCCTTAGAGTTTAAGAGCTTTAAGGAGGTAAAAGATGGTCTAATGGGCAAGCTGGGTATGAAAACTGAAAGCAGTCCCACGCCAGGGATAAGTCCTATTACGGGAGACATTACAGCTACCACGGGAGAAGGAGCTAAAACTAAGGACAACATCGTATCAGGAGGTACTCGACAAACGCATATTAATATACAGATAGGCAATGTAGGCACTGATACTAAGGTATATGTATCGTCTGTACGTGAAGGAGTCGAGAACTTTGGGGCAATGGTGAAAGAGGAACTCCTTAGAGCAATTAATAGTATAAACCAGTTGCAGACAAACTAATGAAAGATATACTTATAGATGATAATAATGATTTGTGCCTATTATCAGGTGATTTTGAGGTGGGGTACTCTGATAACCAACAACAAAAGGCTATACTCACTACTGAAAAGGGAGAATGGAAAGAACACCCAGAAGTAGGGGTAGGTATAGCCCAAATGCTCGCCGATGACCTCTATACCGAAGTACTCATCGAAATAAAGAAACAATTAGAGTATGACGGTATGCAAATTAACAATGTAGCCCTACAAGAGGGAGGTAACTTATTAGTTGATGGACAGTATAATTAGCAAATTAACCTATGTCACTAAACAAAGAACAACTCAAACAAGGCATTATCTCCCTTCAACGGGATATGCTTACCAAAACCGAACCGAGTATGGAAGAGTATGCTGAACGTTTAGCCTCCCTTATTGACACCTTTGTCAGAAGCGGCGAGGTAACGGTGCAAGCAGGAATCACCCTACAAGCAGGAGCTTATACGGGCGCTACTACGGGCACAGGTAAGGGAACTATTAGTTAAAAGATAAACTAACAACGATGATAACACTCAATTACATTTTACAAGGATTTGGGTTTAGGGATAGCAAAGACTTCCTGCACTCTTCCTTTGGTCACACTTTTTCAATGCTCTTTATAAAGATGGACGTAATACTCTCCTTTCTGTTTGCCACTGTACATTTTCTCTTTGGTTTCAACCATTTATTTCTTACCGCTTACGTGGTATTGCTCGTATTTGAATGGATTACGGGTGTACAGGCCTCCCGTAAGAGAGGCGAAAAGCACGAGAGTAGAAAGTTTGGACGTATGATCCTAAAGATAGCCACCTACTTAGTACCTATCTATATACTGCATACCTTCTCGGCTAATGTAGAGTTTCCAAGTCTTGGGGGCTTTGAGTTTGACCCCTTCCACTGGCTTTATTGGATAGTACTTATAGGGATTATATGGCAATTAGTAGTGAGCCTATTGGAAAATTTAGATTGTTTAGGCTTTCGCTTTGCGAAGGTGCTGCTCAAGATAATCAATAAGAAGTTTTATAAAACTTTTGAATTAGATGACAATAACAGTCCTACATAATCAGTCTCTCCTTGACCTCGCTCTACAGCATACGGGCACCATTGAGAGTATCTTTGAGTTGGCCGTAGTGAATGAAAAGAGCGTTACCGATGATATGGTAGCGGGCGCCCTCCTTAATGTCTCTCCTCTTTCAGCGAGTGCAAGAAACAAAGATATATTAGCCTACTATACAGCAAAGAACATCCAGCCTGCTACGGCTTTCACCAAAGAAGACAAACAAGTATTGGATCGTCTCGAAGGTATCAGCATTTGGGCGATTAACCTTGACTTTGTAGTAGGGGGCTAACTACTGACAACTAACAACTGAACAATGGCACGCACGATACAAGAAATACAAGAACTCATCTACCAGGCCAAGACACAAGAGCCTGCCCTTAATGAGCTTAATAGCACTTCCAAAGTTGCTATATGGCATTTGTGGATCTATATCATCTCAGTAGCTATATGGAGTTTGGAGAAGCTGTTTGACCTACATAGGGCAGATATTGACAAACGCCTTGCCGAACTTACCCCTCACACTGCACGTTGGTACAGAAGTAAAGCCCTTGCCTTTCAATACGGCTTTGATTTGTTACCCGACAGCGATAAGTTCAATAACCAAGGACATACTGAGGAGCAGATAGAAGCAAGTAAGATAGTCAAGTACTCGGCTGTGGTGGAGAGTGAAGACGGCCGATTGATTGTAAAAATAGCGACGGAAAGTGGTGGGCGTTTGCAGCCCATCACTGAAGACCAACACAATGCTTTCAAGGGCTACATAGCTGAAATAAAAGACGCAGGCGTGCGAGCAACCGTGATTAACTACTTGCCTGACAAGTTGGTGCTGAGCTTAGACGTGTATTATGACCCGCTTGTCTTGGATAGCAATGGTATGGATATACTCTCCGCCAAACTCCCTGTTAAGGAGGCCATAGAAACCTACCTAAAGCACCTACCCTTTAATGGTGAGCTGATTGTAGCACACCTTGTCGATGCCCTGCAGGCTGTCAATGGGGTCAAGATCCCTAATCTTCGTGAGGTGAAAACGGCTTGGATAGACCCTAATACCCATGGCTATGGTGCCTTTGAGAACATCAATGTCTCCCAAATACCTTACAGCGGCTACTTTGAAGTAGATTGGAATGCCTCACAGATACGTTACATTGCCAGATAGTACCCTTATGAGAATCTTTCAACTTGACATAGAAAAACTAAGTTTATTGCTGATTCCTACTTTCTTGCGGAGAGCCAAACTCATAGGCTGGATGAGAATGTTAGTAGCCCCCATAGGGAGGTTGCATTATGACTTCACCCTTAAGAGAGCAGCCGACATTCGGAAATTGTCACTCAACGGACAGGTATGTTACCTACGCAAGGCACTTAATGATACTTTTGACCCAGTTCTTAGGCGTATCCGTATCCTTGAGGGTAGCCAGTACCAAAGTCAATACATCTATACCGAAGCCGAGCGCAAGCCTAAGTTCTTAGGTACTCTATACCTCCGCCGAGGTGTGGATTATGCTGATACTGGTGTTGATTTTATCGTCAAAGTACCCCAAGAGGTATGGGACACACAGAAAACACCCACCTCCGAGATAGGCCGTTACCGTTTTTTTGAGATGGAAGCCCTAATTGACTTTTATAAGCTCGCCAGCAAACGTTATATGATTGCCTTATAGATTAACCAACTAATCACTAACAACTAAACAAAATGAACATTATCCATTGTAACCAAGCGGGAGGTTTTCCTCTAACTACCGAAACACTCAATTTCTTACAAAATACCTATAAGATATTTAATGCTATCAGCGGACTAACGGGTGACTTGGCCATTGTATCAGGTTGCCAACAAGTGGGCAATACCATTAGCGATGGTGTGGTGTGCATAGAAGGGGAACTATATCCTTTTGAGGGAACTACCATAGGAGCTACTGTCTTTATCAAGGAAACCCAAATTCCACAAACCTTTGAAGATGGCTCGTCAAAGAATGTCTATATCCAAAAGGTAGCTACCTTTGGCAATAGCACCAGAACTTATCCTTGGGCTAGCTTCAAAAGGATTATGACAAACCAACAAATAGAACAGCAAACCTTTTCCGATGACAACTCTGTCCTTAAGAGATTGGAGAAATTGGAAAATAGGGTAACCAAGACAATTCCGATAGGTCTCGTGGCTATATGGGGCAAGCCAGCTAATGTTCCCATACCTGAAGGTTGGCGAGAATATGAGCCTCTAAGAGGTAGAATGCCTATAGGAAAGGTAAATGACTTATTAGATGATGCCTATTTAGCTTCTTGGAATCTACATCAGATAGGTTATGCAGGAGGTGAATATGAACACAAACTCACTATTGAAGAAATGCCAAATCATAATCATGGTGTCATTCATAAAGTAGCTAATGTAAAATATGGTGGTAGTGAACAAGGAGAAAGGCCTTTATCTATATATGGTGATAATGAAGCAATATCCGACCACCCAATTACATATGTAGGTGGTAACCAACCCCATAACAACATGCCACCTTATCGTGTGATCCAATTTATTGAGTATGTAGGATTTAATTAGTAACCAAAAAAAGTAATTTTATATGACACCAAAAAGAACACTTAAAAAATGGTTTTCAAACTTTATGAAACCTGCGCAAGAGCACTTCGCTGCTTGGATTGACAGTTACTGGCATAAAAGTGAGCGAATTCCAATGAGTAACATCGAGGGGCTTAACAGAGCCATTGAAAATACCGCATCGGCGGGGCAGCTGCTCAACCACATCAATGACTCTGACGCTCACAGTAGACTTTTTAATCAGAAAGTGGATAAGGAAGTCGGAAAAGGGTTATCAGCTAATGACTTTACCAACGAGCACAAACAAAAGCTGGAGAGTCTACAACCTACTGACACTTCTGCTTTTCTACCTAAAGGAGGGTATGAGGGTACAGGACAGGCCTTAAAGACACTCATTGACCAACTCGAACAAAAGATAGCTGCTATTAGAGAAACCTTAACCGTAGATGACACGGCGTTAGACACCTTGCAGGAGATTATCACTCAGGTGAAAGCTAATAAAAACCTAGCGGATTTGCTGTCTGGGAAAGTGGATAAAGCAGGGTATTTTGAGAAACTGAAAAAGCTGCTTGATATAGCTGAAAACGACACTGTATATATGAATTCCGATAAGTCCATACATATATTTGGAAAAAAATATATGTCAATAGGAACAACTGAAATTCTTGCTTTAGAGTCTAATGATGGTGTGTATATACGAGGAAATGCAGGGGGGGCAGTGCAAATTTTGCAAGGAGTGGCCAAATCTATACTTTTTCAAGCAGAAAAACAATTAGATCTTTACTCTAAAGGAAATGCAGCCCTTAGAGGAAAAGAAACAACCATTTCTGGAGATGTTGTGAGGATACATGGGACGTCAATAGAAATCTCCTCTAACGTTTTAATAGAGGGGACAAATGTTTTAGAGAAATTTAATAGTATAGAAAGAAGATTAGACGCAATAGAAATGTTCCTAAGTCATCAAGGTTTTGGAACCCCATAAGAGACTAGGCAAACTTTTCTGATATTTCGGATAATTTTGGGTCTCTAAGTCCAAGAAGAGAAATAAGACTGTTCAAATCTTTGAGATAAATCTACAAAAAGAAAAATGATGATACAAATACCTATTAAGAAGAGCAAGCGGGGCATCAAGTACCTCGTTATCCATTGTTCAGCCACACCTGAAGGACGCGCGCACAATGCGAAAGACATTGACCTATGGCATAAACAAAGAGGTTTTACCGAAATAGGTTACAACTATATCGTCCGCCTTGACGGGACCGTAGAAGAGGGCAGAGATGTCAATAAAGTCCCTGCCCACGTGGAAGGGCACAACTCCGATAGCATAGGGATATGCTACATTGGAGGCATTGACAAAAACACCTTACAGCCTAAAGATACCCGGACAAAGGAACAGAAGGAGGCTATTTTGGAGCTTTTAAGAGAGTTGAGAAAGTTGTACCCCGATGCAGTGATCCAAGGACACCGAGACTTTGCTGGGGTAAAAAAGGCTTGTCCTTGCTTCAACGCTAAAGACGAGTACCAAAATATCTAATCGTAAATTGTTAATTATGACAGAAGTAAATAAGCTAAAAAAAGAGTATGAAAGCCTACTCACTAAAGTAGGGCAATTGCCACGTACAAGAGAACTATCCCTTGTTATTACCAAGTTAGAGGAGGGTCTTATGTGGCTCGAAAAGTCAATCAAACAACAAGAAATTCCGAAGTAATGTATGAGAAAGATTATGTATTTACTCTTAGCTCTTCTGCTATTAGGTAGTTGCAGGAGCAAAAAATTAAACCGAACCGAACACAGAGAAGAGCAACGGAGCGAAAGAAAGGAAACTAAAGACAGCTCCACACGAGTAGAAAAATCCCAAAAGGTAAGTACTTTTGAGGTACAACAATCGCAATCGTATGAGGTTACCCTTGAGAGCGAGAAAGACAGTGCAGGAAACGCCAAAGAGTTGGTATATTACCGCATACGAGACGGCGACAGCGAGACCATAAGAGTACGAAACGGAAAGGTTACCCTTAAAACCGTAGATAACCTTTCTAAGAGCTTGCAACAAGCTGATACTACTCTTTATATACACTCACAAGTAAGTCAAAAATCCGAAACCAAAAACCAATACCTACAACAATCTAAGCAGGCACAAAAAGAGATTAAAAAAATACCTTCCGCCTTTATTATAGGCGCTTTGATACTCGGCGTAATTGCTATATTATTGTGGAGACTGAAACTATTTCGGTGAAGTTTAAATCGTTTTTAAAGCACTTTTAAACACTGCTAAAATAGGAGGATAGGCAGTAAAAAATGTCCTCCGCTTTTAAACTTTCCCCAAAGTATTAAAATAAATAGCCATACGACTAAAACGGAGGACAATATGTCTTCTATCGTCGTATGGCTATTAATACTTTGGGGATTGCAAAAGTACAACTATTTTCTAAATAATCAAAACCATACATGGCAAAATTCAATTATAAAGAACAACACGCTATTATTATCAAAGTAAGCAGCGAACAAGAGCAAAAAGAACTATTCGAGAAACTCCAAAAAATGGGGTTCACTAACCTTAAAGTAGTAAGTGTATAATGGAAATCAAAATCAAACACACCAGCGAAAACTTCAAAACCTTTCGCGCCGAAAAAGTAAAGTCCCTTTTCAACGCTGAAAATGGGCATACATGGGAACATACAGCCAACCTGCCCATTGAAGACGAGGGGTGGCAAATAGGGCTTATTGTTGGCCCTTCAGGAAGCGGTAAAACCTCCATAGGTAAACAAATATGGGATAGCGGCATTACCAACCTTACCGAGGGTTGGAATCCGAACCTACCTATTATTGAGGATATTGCCCCCAACAAGTCAATGAACGAAGTAACCTCTGCTCTTTCCGCGGTGGGTCTTGGCAATGTACCCGCCTGGTTGCGCCCGTTCAACGTCCTTAGCAACGGTGAACAGTTTCGTGCAGGCCTAGCGCGTCTCATTTGTGACGCTCCTGATAAGGTAATAGTAGACGAATTCACCTCCGTTATAGATCGACAAATAGCCAAGATAGGAGCCTCGGCATTTGCTAAAGCATGGAGGCGTGAGCCTAATAGGCAAATCATTCTGTTATCCTGTCATTACGATATAATCGAATGGCTACAACCCGATTGGGTGTATGATACGAGAGTATCGGAAGTAAAAAAAAAGCCCAAAAACGACCTTCTATTGAACTCCAAATTTGGAAGACAAACGGAAGTTATTGGCAATTTTTTAAAGAGCATTACTATTTAGACCTACCACACCCACCCTGTGCCGAATACTTTGTTGGAACGGTCAATGGCGAACTTGTTTGTCATGTTGCTGTTGTTCCACTATTTACGGCTAATGCGTATCGTGCTACCCGTTTAGTAGTAATGCCCGAATGGCAGGGCGCAGGTGTAGGTACACAATTCCTCAACTTTGTAATGCAGTATCATTTAGAAGGTAATGGACGTTGTAATCGCAAGCTACACACCTTTTTCCATACTTCACACCCTCAACTATGTAACTATCTGCGCCATTCTAACAAATGGGAACAAACCTCCGCTAAATTACATGGAGATAATAAAGCCCGAAGTCAGGCTTCGTTGGAGAAATCTAAAAAGTCTACTTCAGATAAAAGATTAGTCGGGGCAGGTTATGGAGGGCATTTTAGAGCCGTACAGGCCTTTAAATACTTAGGACAAATAACAGAAACATCAACAGAAGACAATAATAAAAATGACACAAAAATTTAAAGTATTTATTAGCGGACAAAAGTATTTTGGGCAGGAAATACTATCCCTATGTATCCATAAAGGTTATCAAGTGGTAGGCGTTTGTTGCCCAATAGATGATAAGTACATAGGGCGTTTGGCAAAGCTACACAACATACCTATATTGCCATCAGGAATGCTCTCCTATAATACTATGCCCGCAGATGTAGATTTAGGTATTACCGTCCATTCCTTTGACTATATAGGAAAGCGTACTCGTTACAAAACCCGTTTAGGGTGGATAGGATATCATCCTAGTCTTTTACCCCGACATCGAGGGCGCTCGGCCATTGAGTGGGCTATTCGAATGCGTGATATAGTAACAGGGGGGAGCGTGTATTGGCTCAATGCGGGCATAGATAGAGGTGATATATTGTGCCAAGACTGGTGTTGGATATCGCCTAAGCTATACACCAAATCACCCAAAGAAGCCGCCAAAGAACTATGGCAAAAGGAACTATTACCGATGGGCATACGTCTAATGGATAAGGCTCTCACCGAGGTAGCCAGTGGCAAGATCACTAAAATACCCCAACGCAAAGATGTAGACACCTTTGAACCTTGTACCGAGATAAAAGACATCTACAAGCCCAATTTGCTAATGCTATCTGAAAGGGTATAAAAAAACACGGATATGTAACGCACATATCCGTGTTTTTCACTACTTTTGCCCTGCACTATTTTCGCTCAAAAAATGTACTTTTCATTTTAAAAAAATGTACATTTCGTTTTGCCGATTATATCTACTTGGTACCATATAACCTTGACATTGTCAATAAGTATACTGGCAAAGTTTTTTCTATAGCGAACCTTTTCTCTTTCCTTTTGCTCGAACCATTGGACAATATACCTGTAAGCCTCACAGATGAAATAATGGTCAGGCATATCTTCCCGATAAACCTCAGGATGATTCAGCACCGCTGAACTCTCTGGCCTATGGGTATAGCTTATCTCATAGATTTCATCTTCTTTTAAGGCCTTGAGCATAAGAAACAAAGTAGTAAGGCGCTGCTGTCCATCAATGACTTCCCAAGCATCCTCCTTAGCAACCACTACAATAGGTTGTAAACAGTAGATTTCCTCGGAATCTCGTTTCTTGTTGATAAAGGCATCGATATCTTCCAATAGTGCATTTACATGTTCATGGGCTTTCCAGCGATAGCCTCTTTGGTAGTCGGGAATAAGATAATGTTCCACAGATCTTCCCTGAGGAGTAGCTGTGGAACGTATCAATTCTCCTATACTTTTTAGTCCTATTTGGTTCATTGGGTGAAAAGTTAGGGTTATTTAATTTTTTGTTTTTAGAACTCTGCACTTTGTGGGGTGCGAGGGTAGGGGATTACATCACGGATATTGGTCATACCTGTGGTAAAGAGTACTAAGCGCTCAAAGCCCAGACCGAAACCACTATGTACAGCCGTACCGAACTTGCGTAGTTCGAGGTACCACCAGAGGGTTTGCTCGTCCATACCTAAGCCTTCTATTTTCTGCTTGAGGACGTCATAACGCTCTTCACGCTGAGAACCGCCGACAATCTCTCCAATACCAGGGAAAAGAATATCCATAGCACGAACTGTCTTACCGTCCTCGTTCAGGCGCATATAGAAAGCCTTGATCTTGGCAGGATAGTCATAGAGAATCACAGGACAACCGAAGTGTTTCTCTACCAAATAGCGCTCGTGTTCGCTTTGCAGATCTACTCCCCATTCGTCTATGAGGTATTGGAACTTCTTCTTTTTGTTGTGGTTACAGTTCTTGAGAATTTCCACCGCTTCGGTATAGCTTACACGCTTGAAGTCGTTATGAATGACAAACTCTAACTTCTCAATAAGGGACATCTCGCTGCGTTCGGTTTGTGGTTTGGTCTTTTCCTCTTCTAAGAAGCGTTGGTTTAAGAACTCAATATCCTCACGGCGTACCTCTAAGGTGTATTTGAGTACGTATTTGATAAAGTCTTCTGCCAAATTCATATTGTCAATAAGGTCATAGAAGGCCATTTCAGGCTCAATCATCCAGAATTCGGCTAAGTGGCGAGAGGTGTTGGAGTTTTCTGCACGGAAAGTAGGGCCAAAGGTATATATTTTTCCCAGAGACATAGCGAAAGTTTCTCCTTCGAGCTGTCCAGATACGGTAAGGTTGGTTTCACGCCCGAAGAAGTCCTTTTTGTAATCCACTTCGCCTGTTTCGGTAAGGGGCGGATTCTTAGGATCGAGGGTAGTTACACGGAACATTTCCCCTGCGCCCTCGGCATCACTACCTGTGATAATTGGGGTATTGACGTAGAAAAAGCCGTTGTCTTGGAAATACTTATGTACCGCATAGGCCAAAGTAGAGCGTACGCGCATGATAGCCCCGAAAGCATTGGTACGTACGCGTAAGTGTGCCTGCTCACGGAGGAACTCCAAGGAGTGTTTCTTTGGCTGAATAGGATATTCGTCAGGATTACAGTCTCCCAAAATGATAACCTCGGAGGCCTGCACCTCAATAGATTGGCCTTTGCCTTGGCTTTCTACTACTTTTCCTTTCACCTCAATAGCAGCTCCTGTGGTGATACGCTTGAGGGTTTCCTCAGGGGTATGTTCGAAATCCACTACCACCTGTAAGTTGGCCAAGGTAGAGCCATCATTAAGGGCTATAAAGCGGTTGCTGCGAAAGGTACGTACCCACCCACGGAGGGTAACCTCGCCTACATTTGTCTTTTCTTGTAATAATTCTTTGATACTCATGTTTTTAAAAAGTAAAAAGTAAAAAGTAATAAGGTAAAAAAGGCACTTATAGCTTCCTACTTTAGATTGAAACGCAAAGGTAGTGAAAAAAGTAAAAAATAAAAAATAAAAATTTAGTTATCAGTGGTCGGTAGTCAGTTATCAGTAGTCAGTGGTCAGTGTCATGTCCTAAAATTAGTTGACACTTTTAGTTATTTGTTTAACATCATTTTTATCAAGTCACACTTTATGTAA